TTGATCTTGGGCTTGGGCTGGACGGCTGCCGCCATCGGAGCAACCGGAGCATCCTGCGGCGGCGCCATGTTGGCAATCGCCATCATCGGGTTGTAGGGATCACCGAACGCCATCGTTAGAGCGCTCCGTAGTTTACGCCGGCATATTCGCCGATGAAGTTGGGAATGTAGGCGTGCGGGCGAAGCTCCTTAACTTCGTCGGCTAGCACGCCGCGCACCTTCGGCCCGTTGGGATCAGCCTTCCAGTTCCACGAATACCAGCCAAGCCCGTCAGGATCGCGGCGCTCAAGCTCGATGTTGGTCTTGAGCCTGCGATCCGAAGCCGCCGCTGCTGCCTGCGCTGCCGATGCCATCGCCTGGAGGATCATCGGGCCGATCGCCGGCGAGCTCGTGGTGGTCGATTTGCCGTCAGTGGTCGTGTAGCTACCGAGAAGGTTGCGAACCGCCTCGGCGTAAGTGTTGCCCGCTGCCTGCGGAAGCGCGGACGACACGCCGATCAGACCCGCAAGCTGTCCCGGAGCCGCGTTCTGATACGCCCGCTCCTGTGCGTAATCAGCATAACGCAGCTTGTTCTCGTTATCGGCAATGGCGCGTCCAAGAACGCCCGCATACTGGCCGGAACCGTAGCGCCCTGCGCCCTCAAAGCGGCTCGAGACGCCATCCGTGATGTCGCGATTGGCGGCGTCTATCACCCCCTGGAGGTGCGAGTTGCCGTTCAGGTAGTCGCCGTTCATCACGCCCTGCGAATAATCGAGGGCCGAATTGATCCTCGGCATCAGGGTCGCGTTATTGGCGGTGGCCGCGTCGAACCCCGGCTGAAGCACCTTCGCCGCGTCCGTCACATACGGCATCGAATAGCTGCTCGGATTGGTCGTTTGTGTGCTCTTGGTCGAGCTTTTCGACTTGCTTAATCCCATGACTCTACAACACCTTAGCTAGCGTTACGGTGTGCGCGCCGTAACCGCGCCCCTTGAGGACGCGCCCCCAACCTTCTCTCGATTCAACGGTCACATGTGAACATCCCGCTTTGCGCGCCCATTCCTCGGCTTGCGGTGCCAGGATATTCACGATCTCTTCCATGTCCCCGGTCGCGCACAGGCAATGCAGAACCAGTGCGTTCGGGTATCTCTGGACCTCTCCCGCCACTGCGGAATTGTCGGTCATCCATAGGATCGCTGAACCGTCCGCGACCTTGTCGTCCAGCTCTTCGATCCGGTGAAAATCGGGGTCCATCGCGCTCGCGAACCCATCCCGGAAGTCGAGATAGGTCATAGCGTGCTGTTGCGGTACTGGCGGCCCCCGGTGGTATAGTTGCCCCCGGTCGAACCGCCCGAGGTTCCGCCGGTCCCGCTCGAATTGCTGGTGTCCACCGTGTTGTCGGTGGAGCTGGTGGAATCGCTGATCGTCTGGGTCGGCGCGCTGGAAGCAAGCGGAAGCGTCTGCGTTACCAGATTGGGAATGTTGAACGTGGTCGTCCCGTCCCCTGCCCCCCAACTGGTGCCGATCGCCTCGAACAGTTGCGGAAAGTCAGTCCTGCCGACCTCGGACCCGTCACACAGAAGATGCCCGTTGACCGGCGAGGCTACCGGCCTTGCAATCAGGTCTCCAACCTGGTGCCGCGTCTTGTTCAGCCCCGCGAGCGCGTTTGCCGTCCGGCGGTTGAACTCGAGCTGCGAGGCAGCAACAATCGGGAGTGCTGACGGATATGCCGAGTTGGTGCAGATGAACCAGTAGATCTTGCCCGAAACGTAGAAGCTATAAGGCTGGGCAACCGTTGCCGCAGCGCTGTCCGTGGCAGTGATCGTGAACGTCGAATTACCCGCCGCCGTGGGCGTCCCACTGATAACGCCCGTTGCGCCGTCGAGGCTGAGCCCCGTTGGCAAGGCCCCGGCAGTCACCGCGAAGGTATAAGGGCCGGTTCCTCCTGAAGCCGTCAGCGTCTGAGAATAAGCGTCATTGACGAGCGCATTGGGAAGGACGGTTGGCGAAATGGCGAGCGTCAATGCCGCGCCCCCTTCGCGAGTATGATGTCCAGGCCCTCGGCATAGGTCCAGTTGGTGTCGGCAAGGATGGTCTGCGTGATGCGGATATACCTTCCGCTCTCGCGCACCGCCATTTCGCCATTATCCTCGAGCGTTTCGTAATAGCTCTCGGTCACGTCGTCGCCCTGCCGCCCCTTGGTCAGGAACGTCAGCGAAACGCCGTCCAAAGCGTCGGTCAGCGGGCGGATCGTCATCAACCGCGCCTCGCGTCCCGGCGCTAATTCAAGGTCGCCCATGCCCAAGGTCGCTTCCATCGGGCCACCCGAGAAGGTGCCGAGTTCGTTGTCAGCGTTGAAGGCGTAGAACAGAGGATCAACCGCGCTGGAAAAGCCGGCGAAGATGAACGGGCACGCCTTGTCGATTACCGACCACGAGCGGAGCGTCCAGTTGTAGATGAAAATGCGGTCGCCCATGCCCCATGCGACAAGATTGTTCTTGGCATCGACGGCGGTGGACATCGAGCTCCACCCCGACGCCGAGTAGGAATTGGCGAAGGTGCGATCGATGACTTCCTGACCGATCGGGGAGATGGTCGCCCCATCCCACTGCATGAACCCTGCATCGGAGAGCCAGAAGCCCATTTGACCAACCTGGATGACCGAGTTGGGAGAAACGCAGCCGATCGAGTTGGAGATTTCGTCGAACTGGAAAACGAGGTTGTCGCCCACATAGGTCATGCGGGAGACGCGGTTGCGCTGGAGGATAATCCCAACCTCGCCGCCGAGAAGGCCCGTTACGTCGCCTCCGGTGGGAAGGATCTGATAGTCGCACTGGTTGACGCCGATTTCCCAGCTTTCGGCGTCGTTGATGCCCGACCATTGGACCTTGTTCCGAACCCCGCCGATGACGCCCGCGAGAAGGAAGTCCTTCACGACGGTCAGCAGTTCGGCATTGGGAGGCGTTCCCCCAAGGTCGGCGGTGGCGAAGGTCGAAAGGTCGATCTTCTGGATGTTCGCCTGCCCGTTGGTGGCGATGGCAAGGCTTCCGAACTGCGCGAAGCTCCATCGTGTCCCCGCCGTGTAGCCGGTATGCAGCGAGGTCCATGCCGTGCCGTTGAGGCGGTAAAGCGCGGTAGTGGTCCCGGCGACAACGGTGGTCGTGTCGTTGACGAAGGTTGCCGCGCCCACGGGTTCAGCGGCCAGGGCATCCGATACAACGGCAAACTGCCCGACGGGGCGATAGCCGATAGCGGCGCGATAGACATTGCCGGCGACCTGTAGGCCACTGGCGAGGAACGGGGGCTTGTCGGGCTCATACAGCCCGAACATCACCCTCATGGCTGCGGTCCCGGCAGAACGAGTAGGCTGTCAGGCTCAACGTGCCTGAAATAGAGATGAAGGGCGTCCGGCCCCATATTCTGGACGTTGTAGGGCGTAGCTTGAAAGATCCAGCGACTGCCCTGCTGCGTCCACTTGCCGCCAAGCGCGCCATTAATCCCGTTATAGATGCTCTCGCTCGAGAAGGTTGGGTGGTTCGGCTTCTTATAGGTATCCGGCAAATGCCCGTTCGCAGCCGCATGGGCGTTGGCTTTCCAGGCTCCTCGCAGGTCATAGTCGCGGGTATCGCCAAGCCTTCCAGCCTTGGCTGCCCACGCCTGAAACAGCGCCTCCTCTGCGGGAGATAGCGCCGTGTTGTATTGGTCTGTGAAATCGGGCGCCATCAGTTTCTTGCAATCCTCGGGGACAGCGGGGCCGGCCCATGACGGCGGCGCTCACTATCGACGTTTAGTTCTTCCATCGCCTCGTCGAGCGCCGACTTGATGAGCGGAAGGCGTTCATCGTTCCACCCGTAGAACTCGGCCTGGAGCAAGGTACCGTAGAGGTAGATGTCCGGCGCCCTCGTCAGGAGCCAGTTGGTCGTGTTCGACGCGGTAAGCGCGGGAATGCCGAGCTTGTAGGTGATCGAGACAGCCCCGGTCGAAGCGGGCAGCGTCTTGACCTGGCTTCCGATGATCGTGAAAACCACCGGGAAGTCGCCGGTCTCGGTCGCGTCGTAATCGGCGAACTGCGAGGGCGTGACATATTCGACCCGCCCGAAGGTGGCGTCATGGACCGACTTCAGCGCGCCGAAATTGGCGGGAAGCGCGCCAACGCCATCGGTCAGCGTGACGGTCGCGGTCGTGTCCTGGTCAAGATCATCGAGCTTGCGACGAAAGCGCGCCTCGGCAAGGGCGATGAACTCGGGAATGCGCTGCGTGAGGTTCGACCGCTTGAGCCAGTTGCCCAGCGCGGTCTGGAGCTCCCCGTAGGTCGTAATCGACATTACATCGACTTCCCGTGGACATTGAAGTCCGAAGCGAGAGCGATCAGTTTCCGCATCTCGTCGTTATATTCCGGCTTGAAATACCAACCGTTGGGAAGCCCACGCATCGTCCCGTATCGGACGCACAGCGCCTCGGGGAGCGTAGCGATCTCGTAGCCCATGCCCTCGACATATTTTGCGCCAGAGAGACGCATATCGCGGATGTAGTCGCGGATCGGCGCGTCGTTCTGCTTCTGGGTGACGGCGACGGTCTGGTCGGCGTGGTCGAAGTGAAACTCTTCGGTGACAGCGCCCTTGGTGTCGGACGTTAGCTTTTCGACTGCCATGCGCGTCTCCGGCAAAAGAAAAGGGGCCGAGAATTGCTCCCGGCCCCTCCGTTGGGTCAGCTTGTGAAGGCTGATTAGCTAAGGTCAGCAACCAAGGCGCAGCCGGCCTCGTTCCTCATTTCGAGCGTGTACTCGCTCAAAACCGCGCCCTTGACCGCGTCACCCGTTGCAGCAAGGTCAAGCGTCTTGAACTTGCGGCCCGGAAGGTAGGCAACCGCCACCAGCGACGGGTCGAGGATCTGGACCTCGCGATCGGCGCCGGTCTGCCCACCGCGAACGAAGCGCGACGGAACGATCTTCAGCGTGCCGAAATCGCCGTCATAGACGGTGATCGTGGCGGTGAGGCGCTTGTCCTCGACGCTGTAGAACTTGGTCGCGCCGCCCGAGAACGACGAAATCACCGCGCGCTGCTTCGGGCCGCAAAGGGCAACCGAAGGCTTGCCGCCGTTGATCCAGGCGTTCTGCATCTGGGCGGTCATCAGCGCCTCGGTGAAGGTGCGCTGCGTGCCGTCCGTGCGGGCTGCC